CGTTCATAACTTGCTGTCGCATGGGTTCCTGTGCCTTGGAACCAAGCCAGGTTTCTATAGCTTGTGCCTGAACCACCTTTAATGTGTAGCAAGTATTGAGCACTCGACGTGCCAATCCCAACGCGACCCGAGCTGTCGACTCGTAGGCTCTCGGTTGAACCGCCGGAGCCGTTTGATCTTCTGAAGACAATGTTGTCCTCTCTTGCGCTCCCGCTTCCACCGATAATTATTGAAGCATCTTGGTGTCCAGTGTCACCTTGAAAGTGGTTTAAATGAAGACCATAGTCTACTGAAGCGCTAGAGTTTTGATATATTTTAGAGTAGTTATTGTTAAAGGTAGTCGATGAACCACCATCAACTCGTAGAGGCCCACGAACGTGTAACTTGTCCTGCGGACTAGTTGTACCAATCCCAACATTGCCGTTATTCATTACATTGAATATAGGTCCAGTACCAGTTGCTACACATAATGCAGAAGTGCTTGATGCTGTACCCCCATTAGTTACCAATAGCCCACCAAGGGTCGGAAGTGTTCCAGACGGTGTTCCGTTGTCTACTTCTAACTTTACCTGCGGACTACTTGTACCTATGCCGACTTTTCCTGTACTGGTGATCGCAAAATTTGTACTTACTCTGCTGTTATTTCCTATTCTGAACTGATCTGTGCTTCTGTCCGCCCAGATCTGCCAGTTACGCTGACCTTGATTTTCGATGTACAAACCGGCACTTGTTGAATTATTTGCTTCAGATACTTTTATTTGTGGGTTGTTGTTGCCCCTCACGTCAAGTAGATTATTTGGAGTACTCGTACCTATGCCGACTCGACCCGAGCTGTCAACCGTGACGCACTGCGTTCCAGCCGTAGCAATCGCTAACGAATCCGCTCCAGGTTGAAATAACCCACTATTTACATCACCATTAAATACAAGCGCAGGCGCACCCGCTGTTCCTGCTGTCAGGTTCAACCCTTGATTAAATGTCCAACAATCAGTGCTATCAACCCACGTAAGAGTTTTATCAGTAGCGCCTTTTAGCGTAATTCCACCTCCATCAGCCGTTGTATCTGTAGGAGTGGAAACCGCTCCCATTTCAATGTTCTTGTCTTCAACAACTAACGTGGTCGTATCAATCGTTGTCGTGGTGCCATTGACTGTAAGATTGCCCTGGATTGTGACGTTATTGTCGAACGTGGCCGCACTGGTTACGTCAAGTGTGCCAGGAACATCTACATTGCTCGTAAATTCAACGCCTGAACCACCTGCATCAGTCTGCAGCAGTTGACGCGCTGAACCGTTCCCAAGCTTGCTGACAGCAATCTCAGCAGTCGAAGAAATCTCAGCATTGGCAATCACTCCATCCGCAATTTTCACTGCAGTGATTGCATTGTCTGCAATGTCCGCAGTAGCTAGCGGGTATGCACTGATTGCGAATCCAGGTACATACGCGAGAGCACTCCAAGCTGCGGTGCCATTGCCTACCTTGAATTTCTTAGTGTCAGTCTCATACCCCAGCTCACCATTCAAAAGCGTTGGGTTTGTGCTTGTCCAATTTGCGGCAGTGTCCCGCCGCTGCTGCATTTGGACCCTAACGTTTGTTGCTGTCATAATCAGGCACCACCTGAATCAAGTATAAGGCTGGTGGCTACTGCAGGGTCAGCATCGTCGGCATCCAAGATGAATGGCGCAGTACCTGAAAAAACATAACTATCAAAAGCAGCTAAACTTCCTAGTTGGGCAGATTCACCAACCAAAATAAACTGAACAAGAACTCCTTCAATTGCACGTATAGAAATAGTGACGTTGTATCGCTGAAAGCCAATGTGCTCTTCAGTTGGAGTTGTTGTATATCGGTAAACACTTGTAGAGTTAACTGAATTAACGCTATCAACTACCGCAGTTGGTACGGAAAATTCTCCTGCCGTACCACTATTGGCTGCATAATGAGTACGCAGTAGTTCGATTGAAGCTTGATCAAGAGCTTGATATTTAAGACTAAAAGTTTGACCATTTATAAAATCCGTGTGCCTAAATCGAATCGGGCCTATCCCAAAAGCAGAGTATTCACTGATCTGTGGTACGCCAAAATCAAAGTTAATTGAGTTTGGGATTAGGCTTGGAAAGGTGCTCATGTCAAATATCGTATGGAGCCACGAGGAGTAACTCTACTGATACCCTGACCACACCTGGATCGTAAGCAACCGTAGGAGTTTTTGCATAAATCCATTGATACCCTGTCGGGAAAGTCAAGCCAGAATCCTGCAAAACTGAGCTAGGTAAATCAAATGGTTGGAAACGATTTTGAACTGCATAGTGCGAAAAAATTTGACCTTGCTGGACTGTTGATCCACTTGTAAATGTAAATCTTAATTTGTAGTCAACAGCAGCATTAGTCCGGCGAACAGTTACCTCTTTGCCTGAGAGGGTCTTAGAACGACGCACTGCAAATGAGCCAGGTGTGTAACTTCTGCTTTGCGGTGACAATGAAGGGAAATTAGCCATTAGCTGCAGGTGTAAGTAGGGTTCCCAGGGTCTGCACCATCTGGAACAGTAGAAGCCTGAGCCTCACCAATTATTCCAGTACGCGAACCATTCCATTCGGCTTCAATCGTACCTCCATCGTTTGAAAACTGCCACGTTCCTTGAATCCTATAAGATTCTCTTGCAGCTGGATCGCCAGGGTTAAATTGACTGACCTGCATGAATGGCACTGGTGGTATTGAACTACAAGCCGAATTGGTCCTTAACCCGCCGAGCCTAGGAGTACCGCCTAACGTTGCGAAGGGTCCACTAACAGCCCAAACACCAGATCGCCACGGTGCATTTTCTTCGCAAGGCCCGCAAATATAAGACGCACACCCGCCTTGGAATGTGTAAACATTGCCTAGCGAATACATACAAAGACCGTTAATCCTTGGAGCTGCTAGCTCTGCACTCCATTGGTTTCCTTGCTTATCTAAGAAACCAGTTGTGACAGAACTTGAAGATTCTCTTGCTGGGTCATAACTTGTCTTAACTGTGGTCCCGGTCCAACGTACATAACGATAAAGTGCAAAGTCAGGAACTACTATCGCAGTTTCTCCAAGTTGAACAGCAGGGCCAAAACCACTATCAGTTGAAGGGTCTGGACATTCGCCTTCTATTATGATCACATGATCAATATCTGCGGTTGTAATAGAAGAAGAAAACTTTCCAGCTATAGGTGCTGTTTTGCACTCGCGTAACGTCTTGACACCTGTAGCTTTGTCTAATCTGTAGAAACAGACGCGCCCATTCGCGCAAGCTAAGGCAGTGCTCGGAGTTTCTACTACATTGCCGGTGGTGGCTGTAGAACCCCCAAACCCTGTGTTTGAACCTGTAATCGTTGCTGCATTGGCTAAAGGCTGATCGATTGGATCTACTGGATTAGAAATAATGCCGGGATATGGTGAATCTTGCTCGTTGGCCCCTGGCGTAGGAATATCCTTTCCTGTGTCACCAGACGATGGCGGGTTCCCTTGCGTTGACGTAGCCGTTCCAACAACCGTTGTACTTGTTGAACTGTTGGTGTCACAGTCGTGCGTGCTCCGCCCCACGTTAATAACGTTGCCCGCTCCAACAGCATCGTTAACGGCTTTGGCCACAATGCTTCGGCCTTGGTTATCTATTGGGAAGTGCGTTAGGTCATATCTGATTAAGCTGCCAAAGGTTTTTTCAATTCTTGCGATTTCATATACCTTGTCATGATGCTGGATTTCTCCTTCTGAGGTTTCTCGTTGCAAACGTACGCGGACAATATCCCCTACTACAAGCGAACTGTTGTAGCTCCTTTCGCGTACTCTTAAGCGAAGGTGGTGCGTAACGTTCTTGCGAGTAGCAAGCTTGTATGTTGCAGCCTTGATTGCGTGGTTTTCTGTCACGCAATAACCGCTTAAGTCCATCGAAACAAATGGACCAGAGGCTGCTTCGCCTTGATATCGAACATTCACAGTCCGCACCAAACCAAAATCAGCTTCGGGCTGTTGACGCCATTGCGCTACAACACAAACAGGCTCTCGATCTTCCAGGCTGACAAAGTCAATTTCAAAGCCACCGCTTAAAACATGATCTTCCGTGAAAGTAAATTCTGGAGTGATTGCTGTTGTTTTAATCGTGTAGTCTGCGTTATAAGGCAGGCGTGGCCGTAGGCCAAACTTGCCGTTAGTGTTCGTTAAACGAAGCAAGAAATTATATGAGGTTTTTTGCAGCCAATCAGACAGGTTTTCGCTTTTAGTAACTACACCATTAAATAGAAACTTATTGGTATCAGTAAAATTAGCTGCAATAGCAAGCGATGAATCATCGATTAAATCGCTTGGCAACCTTCCGCTTTGCAGCATTAAATACTTAGCAAGATCAACAAAATTGTCAGAAGGCCCTGTGCCACCGCCAATTATCCTTGTTACATGAAGACCTTTTCTTATAAACGCACTGATCTGTTTGTTCCAATCCGTGCTTCCGGCAAGAGTTATTTCAAAGCTTAGTGTCGTTAAACCGCTGTAACTACCAGACGTTCCACAGAATGTAGGCATCTTATGTTCTAAGTAGTTCAGAATATAAGACCGTGTGGCACCTGCAGCACTTATAGTAACTACACTGTAAAGACTGTTGCCCAGCCTATACACTTTGTCTGTAATTGGATTAGATGGTAACGGGTAAAACCCGCCTGAATCTTGAGCAACATCTGCTTCTATGTAATCATCAATTGTGTTGCCAGGCGGCCAACTGCCTGCACGCGCATCATGCCCTTGGTTATACGTTCCACGGCGGCAATT